AAGTCGTCCAATTGCATGGTCAATTCAGCAGATGTGAAGTTCACGCCGATGTGCTTTTGTGAAGCAACAGTCAAAGTGGTGAACTGTTCGTTGTCGTCCTGAACTTGCAGGGCGGCACCGTCAGTTACCAGAGCGCGGTCGGGTAAACGGATACGCAGTGTAGAACCAATCTTGGCACCTTCAACAGCAAAGCTGTCGTCGTACTGACGGTTCACGTTACGGGTGAGCACCAGGTTGTTCTCAAGAATCTCAAGAGCTTTGCGGGTGATCATGTCGATCGTTAAGATACTATTAGACATGGAAAAAATCCTTCAAAAATTGTTTAGCGGTTGGCTTGCGCTTGCCACTTTTTCATCTGCCTTGCTCTTTCAGCTTCAATCCACTGCGAATCCGTCATGGTCTTGGTAGACCGTGGATCAGTAGTGTCATAGGCTGGGCCCCCAGAGGAGCGAGCAGTGACAGGCGAAATCGGTGCTGGCGCAGACGTGGTTCGTTTCACGGGAGGATCGTTGGCCATCTTGGCCTCAATTCTCCCAATTTCTTTAGCCTGCACGATAGGCGCAAGACGAGAGATTCGTTCCGCTTCCTTGGGGTTGGCACCGAGGTAGTAAGCTACTTCAGGGCCTATGTCCGAGGCTCGGATCGACTCAGCCATCACGTCAGTAATTGGAAGTTTCGGGTTGTAGGCAACTTGTTCAAAGTCGTCGTACTTGTTCCGAGCTTCTTCTTCGCGTTCGTGATAAGACTCAAGAATTGCAGATTGCTGCCTTGCTTGTTCTCGCTGGGCTAACAGTTGTTCAGCTTTCTGATAGGCCAATGCGTCTGCATAGTCTTCAGGGCTGTCAAACTGATCGACCGGCGGGATCGTTGCTGGCGCTCTCAGCGTTTGGGCTTCCGCTTGACGTTGAGTCTGCTCTCTTTCCCACTTACGTTGTTCTCTTGCAAGCCTTTTGCCGATTGCTGCATCAAGTTCTTCTTGGGTAAAAACCCGTGAAGGCTCTTTTGCTTCTTCAGCGACTTCCGGCGCATTTACATTTGCTTCAGGAGTGGCCGTCACTTCTGCTGCGGGCGCGGAGTCTACTTCCGCTAAGGGTTGTTGGACTTCTTCAGTCATTTTTGAATCCTAAGATCCCCTGGTGATCCGCACCAGTACGGGTTATTCATAAATCACGGTCATAGATACGTCACCAGAAATGACAACGTACAGACCTTTGTTGAATGCAATTCCACCAATATCGCCACTTAACATCCGAACAGATGCCGAAGTAGGCGTGAATTGATGAATTAACTCTGGGTCAGCTGTGTTTGCCGTGGCTGAATCATACATCGTAACTCGCGGCGTAGTTGCCGCCGAGCTAATGAAGAAACCTTTAATCTTGCCAAACCCTACTTTAAGTTGGGTAGACGCCGTAATGTGTTTGTATTGTGACATGGCATTTACTCGTAAAAAATGGTGCAGTTAACAGTTGTGCCGCCTTTGTCAATGTACAGGCCCTTGTTGAAAAAAATACCTGCATCATCTCCACTCAACAAATACATGGTGTTAGCAGATGGTGTAAATGTTGCCAAAATTACAGGATCGCTTGTGCTAGACGTAGCGGTATCGTAAACAGCAAGCGTTGGTGTGCCAGAAGCAGCGCTTACAAAAATACCTTTGAGCTTTCCCGCCCCAACCTTAATCTGAGCGTCAGCATTGCTAATGTGAAAATACTGTGCCATGATGTTTCCTTATGCTAAATATTTCAGTTTGTATATTGTGCGAAGATAAATCTCAACGATGTTATCAATAAGCTGTTGCAATGACGAATCTGTTTTGTCTGCAACCTTATACCGAGCACCTTCGATTTCAGCCAACGAGCTTTCTAAAAACTCAATGATGTTGGAAGTCTTGCTTGCCGAATGCAAAGTGATGGGGCCAATCAAACCATGACGGCCTTGGTAGGCTTCAGCAAAATCATCTGCCGCATCAATGATTCGGTCGTAAAAAATATTGAGCGCCGTGTGCTTGCTGAAACTGCGGGTGTTCAAGTGAACGCTGTGCGTCACGTCCCGTGCTAGAAACAGCACACCTAAAAAATCAGCGGCTTTCATTGTGGCATTCCCATTTGTTGTTCAGGCATCATCATCTCGCCTTCAGGTGGCATCATCGCTTGCTGAGGCATCTCAGGCATTTCATTCATCATATTTTGCGATTCCATCGCCGCAGCGACCACACCCATCGCAATATCTTGAATCTGTTGCTCAGTCATACCAGCCTGCACCGCAGCAATTCGCTTGGTTTCGGCTTCGTACATTTTAACTTCGGCTTCAAAATCTTTGCGTTGCATTTCTTGCGCTTCAATCGACTTGCCGACGTTTTTAAGCATCTCATGCAGTTGGTCAAGCTCTTGGCCCATTGCTTGCATCTGCTGTTCAGCGGCTTGCAACTCTGGCGGCTTGTCGCCGTCTTCCATGAGCTTAGGATCGATGGTCTTGGCAAACCGTTTGGCCATCTCTTGGGCACCTGGCCAATCCATGTTTTTGACGAACAGGTCACCGGCCACTTGCCACAATTGTGGATTGCCTTGCAACAGTTGGGCCATTGCTTCCAAGGCTTCTTGGCGTTTGGTTGCATAGCCTGGGCCAGTTGCCACCACCACATCGTACTTGCCGACGTTGGGGTTGTAAATTTTTTCGATCACGATGTCAGGGTTGTTCTGATCGGTAATCTTGCGGACGGCTTCAGGCTGATCAGGGTTCAACTTGACCATTTTGGTTTCACCGTCAATGCCAATGATGCGAGCCACGCGTTGGGTGTCATAAATCTTGGGGATCAAGTCCACCAACTGACGCACAATGTGCCGCACACCGCGAGCCAAGTTGTCACCATAATGGTAAGTGCCCACGTCGCCTTCGCGCTGGCGGGCCAAAATGGCTTTGCCTGAGCGTTCATTGGATGACATACCCAAAGATGCGTTGTATTGGCCGGTAGACGCTTTGATGTCCTCAGATGCACCAGCTTTGGCTTGCAACAGACCGCTTGACGCCATCGGCGGTTGGGCACGTGCAGGCAACGGCAACGCCGCGCCTTGACCGTCGGTCACGTCTGGGTTGACTTCCAAATACGGCCAGTTGGTCGTGTTTGCAGTCTTCCACTGGTTTTCGTAGCCCTCAAACTGGCCACCGTAGCCGATGAATGGTGCCTTGGGCGCAAGGGCGAGCATCTCTGCTTCTTGGCTTACCCAGTAGTTGTACATGCGCTGGGCATCCTTGGCGTTACGCACAAGGCCAGACACATACAAGCGGCCATCAACTTCAAATTCATTGCCAACGATGCGAACTACGGGGATGTATTTCCCCGCCCAATCGCGTTCTTCAAGAATTTCATAGCCGTTAATCTTGCAGTATTTAACTTGGACACGATCAGATTGACGAGATTTTTTAGGTTTTCCATATATTTCTTTCAGTTGTTTGTCTTCTGGTGTGCCTTCAAATGCGGTCACATTGCCAGGGTACAGGTTAAGTTTTTCCTTGGTGTAGTCAAGGTAGTAATAGTCAGCCACCCGCACGGTGTCTTCGGTGAGCCATTGGTTCAGATTTTGGTCACCCACACCCAGCGATTGCAGTGTGGTGATAGGCGCTGAGTTAGGGTATTTGCGGGCGTATTCGTCTTTGGGGATGTCTTCAGTGATCAAACACCACTGTTGATCCGCGCCGGTCGGGTCTTGGATCGTTGGATCCATGTAGACCGAGAAGCTATTGCGTACACGGCCAATCTTGATGTCTTGGTCAAACGTGTTTTCGTCGCAGTATTCGGTCAGGATGCGGATGTAACCTTCGCCGTAGGAGACTTGGTTTTCACACGCTGTATCGTACGCGACGTCAGCATCGCTGATGTATTCGATGTGTCTGACCATGCCGTTGAAGATTTCGGCAACTTCAACGTCTGCGTGGTCGTCGGCTGGAATAACCTTGCCACTTGGGCGGTTCTGCCTTTGGTCATTGGTCACCTGTCTTACGTGCTGGGGTAACTTATTGATCGTCAGACACGGCCTAGCGTTAATCGTTTGGCCTTGCACAGCGCCACGGGTGGCCAACACGTCCGCTGGCCACTGCCAGCGATTGTCGGGTGAGCCAGCGTAGAACTTTAAATCGTCGATCTCATCTTCACGGGATTCAGACAACGCCCCAATCGCCATGTTAAGACGGGTGCGCGCGGTGGACAAGATACTGGATTCAGTCTTCTTATCTCCACCGTTGGCCACAGCACCTGCTGCGGCGATGCCTGTGTAATCTGCCATTATTTTTTCTTCTTTTCTGCTTCGCGCTTGACGCTGTAAGCAATTGCGACCGCTTGCTTGACTGGCTTGCCAGCAGCAACTTCGGCCTTGATGTTTTTGCGGAAGGCTTCGGGCGATTTGGATTTAACGAGCGGCATTATTTCTTCTTCGCAGTTTTAGCTGACTCTTTAAAGTCTTTGGCTGTTGGCGCGTTCTTGCTGCCAGGCTTGTTCATCTTCTCGCCAGAGCCAGCGGCGATACGTGCCTTCTTTGCGTGGATGTTTGCGTAAAGTCCAGGTTTAGTCGCCATATCAACACTTCCATCTTTTAAGGGCTGCTTTGGCACGTTCGCCATCTTTGGCGTTGGCCGCTACAGCGCCCATTCTTGCACAAAATGAATCCTTGCGCCCTTGATCTGCCTTGGTCTTAGGGTTCGGTGCTGGCGCTTTAAGGTTAGAACCCGTCGCCGCATTGTACTTCTCGCGCCCTTTGGCAGTCAAACCAGCGCCCTTGGACGTGGGCAGTTTCTCGCCTCGACCTACTGACAGAGATACCGTCTTCTTCATTTAACTCCCCATCCATGATGCATTGAATCCACTGCCTTGCGCGTTCACGCGGCGGGTCGGCTCAACATATTGTCGATGTGCTACAGGAAACGCAAATGTAACAGCAATTGCGTCGGCTGCATCAGGAGATGCCAACCCACGCGACTTCATGTCTTTTTTGCTCTCCAAGAAAATCGTTCCTTTTGAGTCAGGCTTCATCATAGGCGAAATCAAGTCCGTCTTCAAGAACCTGTCGTTCGGAATCGCCGCAGTTTTCAGCCACTCGCGCATGTCACCCCACATCTGCGCGCGCATATTGCCGTACATGATCGGGTTCTTCGCCTTATTTCCGAAGTTCACGCCCTTGATCTTGTAGCGTTGCTCCTTCAACCGATCCACGATGCCAGCCCCCAAGCCACCTTCGTCGATTACTGTCAACGTCGGCTTGAATTCCTCAATCGCTTCGATCACGTGCCCCACCACCGTCATGGTGTCGTCGCCTCTGTGGCGCATGATCTTCACAATATCCCGACCTTGCCGCACCGCGATGACCGTGGCATCCGCTCCGAACCGTGCGGGGTCTACCCCAATCACAATAGGTGCTGACTGATCCTGATATTTCGTTCGTTTCATCGCGTCGTCCACGATGTCGGCCCCGATGAACTGGTCATCGCCCGCGTTGGGGAACTGACCGTACACCTCAACGTGCGCCTGCGCCGAGTCTGGCCCATATTCGTCAATGATCCGCTGATAGACCGCCTTGTCGGTACCCTCGACCGTGCGCGCGTCCACCACTTTTGTGCGCCAGAACTCGCGTTTGCTGTTGAACGCCTCGTAAAAGTACCCCGTGTTGCGCCGTGGGTTACTGAACGCCATCCAGAAGCGATTTGGTGTGTTTTCTGTGAAAAAGCCACCTGTAACGGCCCAAATTGAGTCGTCAATACCGCTGGCTTCGTCAAAAATCACCAAAACACCGTCAAAATTGTGCACACCAGCGTACGCATCG